GCCAGAACCTTGCGTAAAAGTACAGCTTTGACCCGAACCGTTTACCACAAAGTAAATGTGCTGACCGTCGCTCGGAGATATTGTAATTGTGCAAGCCTCGGTGGCTCCACTTAATACCAGCGTTTTGTACTGCCCGTCAGATAACGATCCATCAGAAGTCAAAAGAGTATGTGCCGCGCCAGAACCGGATAGGTTAATCGTACCTATTCCGTTAGTAAGGCGGTCTACAATGTTCAAGTTGTTGTTAGTCGTTGTACCCCAAGTACCCGACTGCTCACCGTTTCTGATAAGCTCTATACCACTATTCGTTGCATATGTACTTGGCATGTCGTTCCCTACGCAGCTACTATTTCTGTCCAGATCGTGTCTTCGTCTGGAATAATTCTACCCCAAACTACCACAGTTCCGACGCGACCGCTACCCTCAACACCTACTAGGTTTATAGTCGCGCCACCTGTCACTGTTACAGACCCAGATTGACCCTGTGCCTGCGGATCAAATGTGATTGGAATAACCGCTGTTGTGCGCTGAGTTACGATGCCGACTGCCGTTGTAGCAGACAGTCCTGTTTGCGGCACGTTCGCATCGCCAATGACCTCAACATCGTTGAGTTCGCCGTTAGCTGCTACACCAACAATGGTCGGTTGTACGTTGATAATCACCTCAACTGCGTTGGTCGAAGCTGTTGCTTCCAGCCCCGTGAGTTCTACCAGAGCCGTACCTGTTGCCGTCACATCACCAACGACACCTGTTGCTGCAACACCTGTAATTACTGGCTGTACGTTGATGATTGCTTCAACGCTGCCGACCGCTGCCGTGCCCTCGCTGCCACCAGCGATAACGATAACACCTGTACCGCCGCCTGCCGCCGCTGTGCCAACTGCACCTGTTGCAGATAGCCCTGTTTGATTGAGATTATTGTCTGTGACCAGCGTCACTTGGCCCACAGTTCCCGTGCCGACAACGCCTGTAACCCCTATTCGGTTTACTGACGCGTCATCGCCTATCGGCACTTGTGCTATGGCTACTGAGCCGAAGAACATGGGTTATCTCCTTAGTTCAGGGTTTAATAGGCCAATCGTCTGCTCTTAAATGAGGCCAGTTATTATGAGTTGTTATATCACGAAGCGCCTGACGATAAGCAGTCATTTCAGTAGTCATTGTTACGTCGGATAGGGCCATCCAATCTGTATCAGCCAACAAGCCATCACGATTCTCACGGGCAACCGAGCCTACATCAGCATCATACTTTGCCGTCTCTTCAGTAGTTTTTTCAGATATAGTCCATCCAATAGTCCACGCACCTTCAACTAAAGATGGTGAGCTGGCCTGCTCTGCTTTTTGAGTTCTACGGTCAATCGTAGGCTCGTCCGCAAAGGTCACTGGAAATATCTCATAGCTCTCAAGCATCTCATCAGGAATTTGTCTAGGAAATGAAGTATTGGGGTTATCACGGCGTAGTTGCCCTACGTTGTAGGGGTATGTATCTACATTACCGTTTGTGATCTTAACATGCATCTCTGTAAGTCTCCTTGACTACCAAAAACTCTTTTTCAAGCCGTTGCTCTATTACTTTTAACATTGTAATTGCTTTAGCTTGTTCTACTTTCGAGGAAAATAAGAGATCATCTAAGGATTTTTTAAAATCTTGCATCTTGCTGTGAAGAATGTGACCTTTTGGAAAATCTTTAGGTATCCTTTCTATAGCAATTTCATAGTTATCAATATCTAACTGATACTCCTGAACTTCGTTCTGTCTATGCAACAGGTTTTCTAAGAGTTTTTCTTTTACGTTTATCATGGCGCTACCACCTTAATTGCTTTCATGGATTGTACTTGAAAATTAATATTTGAAGGACTGCTTATTTTAGAACCAAATCCAGAGGAGTTAGACCAATTATACACATCTATTCCTCCACCCCCTCCACAAATAATAGCATCGTCATCAGGAGTAAATTCTACAGATTGCCTATAATTACCGGGAAGACTAGAGGGATTAGAAAACTTTGTACCAAATGAACCGCTGCTATAACTATAAGCATGAATAAAGGGGCTACTATAACCGGGAACAGCTACTACTGAACCAGTAGAGTTAAAAGCAACATCGTTTATTTCAGATAAAGTTCCAGAAGCGGTGGATTGAAGAGACCCCATTCCCGAACTACTGTAGCTATACGATTTAGCAGTTGGAGAACTACCCGTGCCCAATACAACGTAATTTTTGCTAGGGTGAAACTCTATAGCATAACATCTTCCAATGTTAATTGATGTGTAAGTTGTTTTTGAACCAAAGCCAGAGGAGTTAGACCATGCGTATTTAAAAATAGAATACGGATGACCTGAAAGAGTATTTCGTACTCCGAAAAGTACATTTGCGTCATACGGGTCAAGCTGACAGATAAGGGGATTCAGGTTATCTGGCGCAGGACTGCCGGGATTAGAGTAACGAGTACCAAAACCAGAAGAGGTATTCCACGCCCACGCTTGTGTGACAGGCTGTCCGTCACCACTCATCTGGCCTCCGACTATAACAGCGGTGTCATTTGAATTTACGCTGATACCGCCATAGGCATATACAGTTATGATGGAAGAAGGGTTAGAATAAGCCGTGCCTATACCTGTGTTAATATTAAACTCATTTGCACGAGCAAAAGGTGAACCCGCACTTGCTCTAAACATAACGTCGTTATTGTTGGAAAATTTTATACCGTTACGGTATGTCGTTGCATATCCAGCGTTAGTTGTAGGATACTCGTACCCAAACCCAGTGCCGGGAACCCATTCATACATCTTAAACGAAGCACCACCCGCAAAAGCAATAGCCTGTTCTCTAACTACCCCACCTGCTCCAGCAGCAGCTTTAAGTAATTTTTTGCTTGATCCTATCATGCCATTGCTGCTCCAGATAAGAAGCCGTACCAAGTTGAACCCGCATTTATTGTCATAAAGGTATATACATCTTTTGCTCCACTTGCAGGAGCATCAGGTGCCGTACCGTCCGCCCAATCTACTGAGCTAGGCCACGTTAATGTGTGAGTGCCACCTGCTGTAATGATCAAGCTGAACGTACCTACTTGAGGTGAAGCAGGGGCGTTTGTGAAGCTAAACGTTGTATTTCCGCTTGTGGTGAGGGTATATGTGTCTCTTGCGCCTACATTTACGCTAGGAGAAGTACCAGATAGTGCGGCACTTGTATTGTCGATACCTGCACCGGGGATACGGAAGCGGTTGATGCTGTTGTTACCAAGGGTGACTTCGTTGGACACTGTGGCAGAGGACGCATCTACATCATAACCAATAACAACGTTATTCGAGCCTGTTGTATTGGTGTACCCTGCATTCGCACCCAGAAAAATATTTTGCTGGCCTGTACTGTTAAGATACCCAGCCTGTCTACCACCAAAAAAGTTATTACCCGCCGAAGTAGTATTATAGCCGCTTTGAATACCAAGAAAAACATTATTCTGACCAGTTGTAATCTTAAAACCAGCCCTATATCCAATACCCACATTACCTACATGGCGATTATTGGACCCGCCATAAAGAGCCTGTCGCCCAACCGCAACGGCTGTTTCTGCGTCTAAGCTATACTCCAAAGCAGTGTAACCAATAGCGGTGTTATCACGGCCTGTTGTTAGTCTTTGTCCTGAACTCCAACCTACAAGGGTGTTGTTATTACCGGATGTTATAGCACTACCAGAATTAGTACCTACCGCAGTGTTATTATTAGCCGAACCATCATCGTTATCTAAGGCGTTACCACCAAGACCGACAGACCCACCAGCAGCATAACCATCAGTCAGATCATTAATACCTACCGTAGTAGAAACAGTAGCAAACGAAAGATTACCTGAACCGTCTGTCTTGAGAAACTGACCTGAAGAACCATCTGATGTAGGATAAGTAATACCCGAAATAGTCGCCGACCCACCAAGGTGAAGGTCGTTAAAGGCGTTGCTTGCCGAACCAATCGAAATCGCACCGTCCGTCTGCGGAGACATCAACGTGCTGGTCACGTTCAAGATGTCAGTGCCGTTCGACTGTACCGTGAACGTCCCGCTCGTCGCGTTGAAACCACCGCTCACGGCTATCGTGCCTGTGACCGTGGCTCCGGTGGCGGTGGTTTCAAACTTCTTAACAGCATCATAGTACAGGTTGACGGACCCATTTGGCGTAGCCAATATCATTTGTTCAGTTTGATTAGGGTCTTGAACAGAGAAGTTCTCTGCTAACAATTTTAAGTTACCTGTACCGCTGTCTTTTACGATGCTGTGGCTACCATCGTGGAATATCTGCAAATCCTGACTTGCGCCAAGCTGGATTTTTTCGTTGTCACCAAGATTTAGACCGTCAGCCGTGACTGTCTCGGCTATCGTACCGTCTGAGATAAAATCCCCTAAGTCTCTTGCTTTGGTCATGTTACGTTATCCTCAAGGTTTAGTGGGCCAATCGGCGTCTTCAAGGTTAGGCCAGTTCGCGTGACTCGTTATATCACGAAGTGCCTGACGATAGGTAGTCATCTCAGTAGACATAGTAACGTCAGACAACGCAAGATAGTCTGTCTCGGCTATAAGCCCATCACGCTTACCACGATTAGACGAAGCCATGCTATCGTCCCACGCCTGTGTCTCTTCAGCAGTCTTGCTTGATGTAGTCCAGCTGATAGTCCACGCACCGTCAACTAAGGATGGGGTAGCTTCTTGTTCTGCATTCTGAGTGCGTCCATCAATGCTAGGCATGTCTGTATAAACAACAGTGTATATGCCATAGCTCTCAAGCATCTCATCAGGTATTTGCTTAGGGAATGATGTATTGGGATTGTCACGGCGTAGTTGCCCTACGTTGTAGGGGTATGTGTCTACATTGCCGCTTGTGATTTTAACGTGCATTTATTCTATCCTTTAAGGAGTTACATTTCTTATTGAAACCCAACTGCTTGGGAAAGCATAGGGGTCTTTACCGTTTCCATAGGCAAACATAGTTCTACTGTTGACTGTATCATAAGCCGCAGCGTTAGCGGGTACAGAATAGATATTAAACAAACCCCCTAAGTTTGTCATTTCTGACATAGAGGTCCCACTGCCTCTCGTCTGAAAAATAGTGCTGTTATATTGAGAAGTATAAACATCCCATAATACAGCCTGTGAAGCAGGGTCATAAAAACCACCTGCTACAGCAGAGTAGGGACTCGTAGGTAGAGTTGTGAGGGCAGATGGGTTCCAGTAACTATAACTTCCTACTGACAGAGACCCATTAGAGTTTGGAGTGCAGGCAAAAACCCGTGTGTGTTCTGAACCACTTACCGAGTTAGGTACACGGGAAGTAAGCCATAACACATTTTCTTCAGGGTTATAAACTACAGCAGGCTCGTGAGTTCTCGTTTGCATTGAATTATAGTTATTGCCATTGAAAGTATTATTGAACGAGCCATTTGTGCCGCCACTATACCTAGAACCACTTATAGTATTCCAATAATGTCCTGTTCCACCACTGTAATTCATACAAGCAATAAATAAATCTCTAGTATCTTGCTTGTAATAACCCGTCATAATGTATCGACCATAGGTGCTGATACCAGTGCTTTGCCTAGAACCTAACGAAAAACTTGAGCCAGATACGGTAAAAGGTTTAACATAAACATTGTAACCATCCCCATACACCGCAAGATAACAACTATCTAGTGGGCTGTAAAAACAAGCCGCACCCTTTCCATACGGAGGACGATAACTATTTGCGCTTTCCATAGAACTAGATACGTTAGAGCTAATACTTGTACCGCTATAAGTAACACGACACGCTTTTATTTGATCTGAACTATCGTCAACTACGACACCTATAGCTCCACCAGCGTTAGAGTCCCATATCCAACCGGGATTTACACTATCTGACCAATTTCTATTATAAACTACGTTACTAAACGAACCAATACTAACATTTCCACTACTAACTGTTACTACAGCAGCCCTAAAGTAGTCAGATTGAGAGTTATAATAGAACATCAAAAACTTACTTGCATCGTCCGTAGCAATAATCTGAGTGGAACTAGCAGCAGAACTAGGATCACTATTCTCAGCTAACAAAGCCCCTATAGTGGCATCAGGTAGTCCCCCACCACCAGCCGCTGCGAGTGCGGCAAGTTTACTAATCGCACTCATGCTAGTGCAGCCCCAGCTTGGAAGCCGTACCATGTAGTACCGCCATCGTAGGTGATGAACACAAGCACGTTAGTCTCACCACTTGCAGGTGCATCAGGTGCAGTACCACCAGCCCAGTCAACAGATGCAGGCCATGTCAATGTGTGTGTGCCGCCAGCCGTTACCTTGAGAGTGAAGCCATAAGCTGTGCCACTTGCAGGGGGGTTAGTGAAAGTAAATGTAGTATTGCCTGTAGTGCTTAAAGAAAATACGTTACCTGTCTCACAGTTGACCGCTGGCGTTGTGCCAGATAGTGCAGAGTAGGTTTCGTTGTAGCTGTCGGCTATAAACTCGCCAGTTACGTCTGCGCCTACTGAGGTTGTTTCAATCTTTTTGCTGTTATCATAAAATAAACTAGCAGACCCATTAGACACAAATGCCGCCATAAATTCTGAACCGCCATTACCTAATAACGAAATTCCATTACCATTTGTTTGAATGTTTAAATCACCAGTGCCTTGCTCAGAAATTACGGATACACTACCATTGTGATAAATTTGCAAATCACTGCCAGCACCAAAGATGGCTTTACCATTATCGTCAAACGTAGCGTTGCCTGTTACGTCAATACCTGTGGAGGTGGTGGCGAGTTTTTCTGCGTTGTCGTGAAATAGTTTTACATCGCTATTTTCTACACACTGGATATAAATTTCATCTGCGGCACTTCTAAGTTGAATTTGACTAGAAGCATCA